CTTGCTAATTCTCCTCAAGGTTGCGGCTCTGATTCCGGAATGGATCAGTATGCTCCTTAAACAGTTCTGGAAAGGATAACCCGTGTATACGCGGACTCGCTCATCAGTACACTTCCTCACGACTCCCGCCAGTTGGACTCAGGTAGATGTAACGAAGCGGACAGTTGTCGATCCTATCTTTTGTACTCCGCGAGGAGACATTAGAGTGGAGAAACCAATGTCCATCGCCCATCCGTCTGAGTATTCAGTTGGCGTGATTAGTGATCAAGCATTCATGAGAGCCGAACGTGTTAAAGGGTGGAAGCATAAGCCCCGTTCTTACAGGGATTTGCCTCGTCCGGTTAAACCGGTCCATCACGTTAAGAAGGTCTTGCGCCCAATTTTGGATACGCATACTTTCTTACGTTTTGCCACTCTTTCGTCCGGCGGCTCTCCATGTCTCGATGAGAAGTCTCGAACAGACGTCACCACACCAATGGCTTGGATATCTGAGCGACTAGGTACGGATTTTGTCAAGACATTTCTTGATAATTTACCGTCCGATGTTTCCTCAGAGACCTTCATTGGGTGTGATTGGTTTGCCTTACAATCTGAGTTCAACGAGGCGTTAGATAACCTCGTTCCTAATTCCTTCTTTGCGGGCGAAAGCATAGTCGAAGGCGGCATCTTCATTGATGCGCTGAGACTTGTGCTGAACCCCAAGAAGGCATTAATTGGCTTCTTCACGGATGTGAAGGAGCGACATCTCAGAAGAAAGACGCTGGCCGAGTTGGACCATTACTACCGCAAGTTGTTCGTTAAGAATAATTTGCTTCGTAGTGATGTTCTTTCATTAGGTCAACGTTTTGGCATTCCTCTATCTGTTCTTAAGGAAGGTGTTAATGCCGACTTATTGTATAAGTTCGGTGTGAAGCCCGCAATTGGCGATATTAGAAGGACTCTTTCTGCGCACGCAAGTGTGGAGCAAAGACTTCTTCATTTAAATCGCTATCGCGGACAATACATCCCTATCAGGGTTAAGAAGACAACCTCTAAGGAAGTCTTCGACTACGCACCCCCCGGCGCCGTTGTCGATGTGACTAGACACCTTCGTGAGAAGAGTTGTGTCTCATCGATTTTCGGTATGGGCCGGGTTCGGACTGACATAAACGAAGCGTCAAAGTTTCGCGCCTATGCTGAGTACTTCGGTCTTAACAAGATCGTCGGTACGGCATGGGAGCTTATTCCTTTTTCCTTCGTTGTTGACTGGTTTACCAATGCTCAGGAGCGCATTAACGATTTAACTCGTATACGCCTGGGCGAAGGGCCATTCATGAATCTCGTCGCTTTAGGATCATCCGTAAAGAAGGTCTTAACTTATGAGGCATTATTGTCTCCCGGTTTTGACCTGACTTATAGGTATGATCTGCTTGGAGATTCTCAGTTTCCGTTATTTCGTTGCGAAATATCGGATTATGTGCGTACTCCTTCTATTCCAGACACGTCGGGTGTTGTTGACATGTCAACGCTCGGCCTCTTCCACGGTGTCACGGGTCTTGAACTTCTCGTTCAACGCCTGTAAGCACACATGTTCGATCCGCGCGTTCGCGGTTAATATCGTCACCTAATTAATAACAAAACGGTGACATAACCTTGGAGTTCCTCATGTCTCTCATCGTAACCCGTTCCGACGGGACCACTGATATCACTTTCGCCCTCGTTAACCAAGTTGGTACGCAAAAGAATTTCGGTAACGCTGCTGCCGGGCTCGTAGAGCCTGAGCAGATCACGTTACAGTCGTTCCTGCGCCCAACCGGTGCGAAGGGTTCGGATAGGTACCTTCTTAAAGCGTCTAAGACGTTTGTAGAAGATGCTACCGGTAATAATATTACCGTGAGTGCCAAATTGGAACTCGTCTATCCTCGAAGTGCTGAGACGGGCCTTCTGACCTCTTTCAAGGATCAGATTGCCTTTATCAAATCTCTTTTGAGTGCAGCTAATATTGCTACGATGGCGGCTGGTGGTCTACCTGATGGTGACAACCATGTCGACATTTTCAATCCGGCCTAACAACCGTTTTGATTTAGTAGCAATATAAATTGTATCTCAATTGAGATATATCAGTCGTTGTTTACGATGAGTCGCATGAAGACGAGGAGGAAACCCTTCTATGGGGGACCTTAATTCTGTCCTTGCGCGCATCGTCGCACTCCGCACGTCAATTGTTGACGACGGAATGAAACACGGGATACCGTTCCATTTGAAAGATCTCCATACTCTTGCCGAGAGGCTCGAGTCTGAAGGTTCTAGCTTTGTCAAGGTGACCCTACCACAATTAGGTAAGGCCCTCGATATAGGGCTGGTAACAGGACACTTTTTGTGCCCTGCGAACTTCAAACGGATACGCGGAACATGCCTTCCTATCTTTTGTGGACGCGTTTTCCAACGCATCTTCAAAGGGGAAGATGGCACTCTCCTGGTTTCGCCTGATCCTTGTTCCATATACTTCCTTCGCCAGTTTCTCCTATTGGACTCGAAGCTCATATCTGAGCCGACGGCCCTTCAGAAGAAGGAGGCTATAGACGGTTTTCGTGAGCGTCAGCGTATCCTTGGTAAAACCAAAGTTATGCGCGATCACCCCGTCTTAGTAAGAGCTAAGTTGCTTCTTACAAGGACCCTTAAAGATCTTGATCTCTCAAACATTACTCCTAGACATGGTCCAGGAGGAGTTGCTGAGGGACTCGATCGTATAGAGAGGTGGGGTATGACATCTTGGCCCAGGCGGGCTGAGAGATGGTACCCCTTCCATGTATATGGATCGCAGTCCTTTTTGTCTATCGTTGCTAGCGGACCTCCTAGTATGGTTAGTAATTCCCATACGAAGTGTTCGTTAGTTCCGAAAGATTATAAAGGACCACGCTTGATCTCTGCCGAGAGTACTGCTACGCAGTACCTTCAACAGGGACAAATGAATGCTATAATGCTATATATTGACAGGCATAAGCTTCTTTCGCGTTCTATAAAACTAAGGGATCAAACCCATAGTCAACAGATGTGTAAGAATGCATATGCCAACGGTTACGGAACAATAGATTTGTCTAATGCGTCCGATACCGTGTCGGCTGCGTTGGTTTGGTATCTCCTTTCGGGGCTACCTCGCCTTCGCAGTCAGTTATTCTGTACTCGTTCACAGTCGATGAAAATCGATCATGAACTGGTCAGGCTAACAGCATTTTCTCCAATGGGTTCAGCAGTTTGCTTCCCAGTGGAGACACTTGTGTTTTGGTCAATAACATTGGCCGCAACACGCTTTGTGCAACATTCATGGATGGATTCGACCATCCCAAGTGAATCTGCGACAGCTTCAGAGATTTCGGTCTTCGGTGACGATATTATCGCCCCCGGATACGCTATCTCTACCATCCTCGGAACACTCGAGTCCGTTGGGTGTAGTGTAAACAAGTCGAAAACTTGCTACACTACTCCTTTCCGGGAGTCGTGTGGTTCGGAATGGATTAATGATATCGATGTCACGATCACTCGCAACAGGAGATATGATTATGAAGCTACAAGAAAGTTCGTCAACTATCCCGTACTCCTCGACCTTCAAAGGAAATTTTTCCTCCAGGGCCTTGGAACTACGGCTGCACTTTTGTCTCAATGGGCGAGAGAAATATCGCCGATTGTTACAATTGAATTCTGGAAATGCGGACCTCGAATCGTACAGTCACGAAACGGAATCGGAACTAGATGTTCCGACCCTCGTCGATCTTTATACGAAGCGTGGGTACAGCCTGCCAGAAGCGGAAATACATACCGATATGATTTTGGCTTTGAAGGATGCGCGACTGCGTTTCCTTCAGGCTTGGACATATTTGTACGTGGATCCACAGCCTTTGATTCTATGGTCTGTGCTCTCGGCTGGTATACTTCACTTGATTGTGGAGTGCCAACCAGGTACAACCAAAACTATCAAAGAACTGAGTGCAGATTGCCTAGTCTTTTTCAACGAACCAGGCAATGGGACACCTACTCTTTCAACCCAGATAACAGCGGAGGTCTTACAACCCCTGACTGCAGAAGAAATCGAAGCGTACTTGGAAAAGCACGCCTGACTCTTCTTGGATCTGGGTATCCTCGTTTGTTAGCGAGGATAGTCGGTGATACAGTTGAACGGATTGCCATCCGCAACGTTATGTTGAAAATGGCATGGTCGGAACTTCCTATCTTGACAGCTCTCGCTGTCTCGAACGGTTGAACCGCAGGGTGACAGGCACAGCTTTCC